GATTTTATCAATAATGTATTCGGAATGAAACGCAAAAAGGACCACACCAGGAGATATAGAGTGGCATATCTGGAGATCCCCAAAAAGAATGGGAAATCTGCATTTGCATCAGGGATCGGACTCTATCTCACCATGGCTGACAATGAGCCTGGAGCTCAGGTCTACTCAGTGGCTGGAGACAAGGATCAGGCCAAAATTATATTTGATCAATCAAAGGACATGGTGGAGATCTCACCAGAGCTGGCAGGCAGGACTGAGAGTTTTAAGGATTCCATCTATGTGGCAAATACCAGATCCCTCCTCAAGGTCATGAATTCAGCTCCCAAGACTAAGCATGGATTCAATGCACATGCCATCCTATTTGATGAGCTGCATGTCCAGCAGAATAGAGAGCTCCATGATACCCTGATTGGAGCTACCTCCTCCAGGGAGCAGCCATTGACAATCTTTTTTACCACTGCTGGCCATGACCGGACATCCATTTGCTATGAGTATCATGACTATGCACAGCAGATCCTCAATGGAGCGTTTGAGGATGATGAATTCTATCCAGTCATCTATGCTGCTCCGGAGGATGCTGACTGGACAGATCCAGCAGTCTGGGAGGCATGCAATCCAGGCTATGGAGTCACAGTCAATCCTGAGTATCTCTACTCAGAATGTGAGAAAGCCAAAAGGATTCCAGCCAGACAAAATTCATTTAGGAGACTACATCTCAATCAATGGACTGAGCAGGAGAATAGATGGCTATCAGTAGAGGACTGGCAAGCTCTGGAGGCACCATTTGAGCTGGCTGACATGAGTGGTATCCCATGCTATTCAGCACTGGATCTATCAAGCACAAGGGATCTCACTGCCCTGGCCTTGCTATGGCCACCAGATGAGGATGGGGATCTCTGGAAACTGATTCCCAGATTCTACATGCCAGAGGATAACATTGCAGAGAGAGATGAGAAATCTCAAGGAAATTATATAGCCTGGGCCAAAAGTGGATGGATTCAGACCACTCCAGGGAATGTGGTGGATCAGGGATACATCAGAAAAGATCTGGAGCAGCTGGGACTGATAGTGCCACTCAAAGAGCTGGCATTTGATAGATGGAATGCATCCTATCTGATGTCAGAGCTCCAGGAGGATGGCCTCATGGTCATCCCATATGGCCAGGGATTCGCATCCATGTCTGGACCATCAAAAGAATTAGAGACACTCATCCTGACTGGAAAGCTCAGGCATGATGGCAATCCTGTCATGAGATGGATGATAGGCAATGTGGCCACCAGAGAGGACCCAGCTGGGAATATCAAACCGGACAAAGAGAAATCACCAGAGAAAATAGATGGAGTAGTGGCCACTGTGATGGCTTTGGGTAGAGCAATCTCCAAAGACAATGCAGGATCTGGGCCATCAGTCTATGAGAAAAGGGGTATCCAATCGCTATAATTAAAAGAGGCTCAGCTGGAAACTTAGTGAGGACACTATTGAGATCTGCCATGGGATCTGTCTCCTCACAGATGACTAGAGCCAGAAAATATTCACAATCAATCAGCAGCCCTGGCTGGGGACAGTTCTGGGGTGGAGCAGATGATGACACCGGATTGATTGTCACTGCCAGTACATCAATGCAAGTGGCAGCAGTATCAGCAGCAGTGGGTCTCCTGGCAGAGACAGTGGCAACCCTTCCAATGTTTTTATATGAGCTGGATGATACAAGCAAGCTGAGGGCCACAAAGCACCCTCTCTATCAGATCATCCACAGGCAGCCAAACTCATTCCAGACTCCATACGAATTTAAGCAGATGATGATGGCCCATGTCCTCTTGAGGGGCAATGCCTATGGTGAGATATTCTGGAATAATAGGGGAGAGGTGGAGCAAATAATCCCAAGACATCCGGACCGGATACAGACATTCTGGGTCAGGGATGGAGTGAAAGCATACAGATATTATCCACCCTCCGGAGCATCCAGGGTGATCTTGGCCAGTGAGATGCTGCAAATAATGTTTTTCACAATGGATGGCCTGGTGGGACTTGATCCCATTGCAAACCACATGAGGACCATTGGCCTGAGTATTGGTGCTGAGAAATACGGAGCCAGATTCTACAAGAATGATGCCACCCCAAACTTTGTCTTTGAGTATCCAGGAAAGCTGGGAGAGGTGGGCAAGCAGAATGTGGATGAGAGCTGGAGTGAAAAGCATCAGGGAGTAAACAAGTCCCACAAGCATGCTATCCTGGAGGAGGGCCTCAAGGTCCATGAGCTCTCAATCAATCCAGAGAATGCTCAATTCTTAGAGACCAGAAAATTTCAAGTGACTGACATTGCCAGGATATTCAGGGTCCCCCCTCACATGATTGGGGATCTGGAGAAAGCAACATTTTCCAACATTGAGCAACAGTCCCTAAACTTTGTTATATTCAGCCTCACACCCTGGCTGGTGAAGTGGGAGCAGGCTATCACCAGAGACCTCCTAGATGATACTGATAGGCTGAGATTCTTTGCAGAATTCAAAGTGGATGCACTATTAAGAGGAGACTTAAAATCAAGATATGCTGCCTACTCATTGGCCAGGATGTGGGGATGGTTCTCAGTCAATGATATCCTGGGACTTGAAAACATGAATGGTATAGGGGATCAGGGTGATATCTATCTCCAGCCACTCAATATGATTAATGCTGATGAGATGAAAAAGCTCACCACTGAGGAGGCCAGCTCAATCAGGCTCCTAGCATTCAGGAGCATGTTTCAATCAATGCCTCATGGCGAAATGATGAACGAATTATTCAATGAAAATGGAGAGAATAATGGCAAAGATTAATCTATTAAAATTAGACAAAGAGCAAAGGCTGGCAGCAATCAAAGCCCAGTTTGAGAGATCTCTCCCTGCAAATAAAAGAGAGAGGATGCTCATCCCAGATCTAGAGGTCAGACAGATCATGGGTGAGGGGGATGATGACTCCAAGCATATAGAGGGCTATGGAGCTGTTTATAATAAAGACAGTGATGGCCTCTGGTTCACTGAGAGAATTGCTCCTGGAGCATTCACTGACACCATTGCAAATGATGATATCATAGTCACATTCAATCATGATAGGAGCCAGCTCCTGGGCAGGAAAAGCGCAGGGACAGCAAACTTTAAAGAGGACTCAGTGGGAGTATTCTATTCAGCCCTGGCACCAGATACTCAGGTGGGCAGGGATCTCCCTGTCTTGATTGAGAGAGGAGATGTCAAGGGCAGCTCATTCCATTTCCAAACTATCAAGGATCAATGGGAATACTCAGACAATGGAGAGGTAGTGGTCCGGACATTGCTTGAGGTCAAATGCTTTGAGATGGGACCAGTAACTAGTCCAGCATATCCGGACACCACATCCACTGCCAGATCCCTGGATAATTGGATCGATGAAAACAGAGAAAGCCAAGACTCCCCAGATGATGCTTGGGAGGTAGATATATTGCAGCGCAGGCTAGATTTAGCAACGCGCAAATAGTAAACAGGTCAAACATAAAAGGAGAAACCAAATGAAGGACCTAAAGAAACTGCAAAAAGAGCGCGTAAAGATTATTGATGTAACTGCCCGCGCTATCACTGATAAGGCAGAGGCTGAAAGCCGAAAACTCACCAAAGAGGAGAGAGGTCAATTTGATGCTCTGATGGATACTGCTGATGATCTACAGGGTGAGATCGATGTGGCTGTGAGAATGCAGGAGGCTGAGAGATCAATTGCTGCCAATGTGAATCAGATTGAAAACACATTGAGCAATGGAGGATCTCAGGACTCCCCAGAGATGAGAATTGCCTCAGCTCAGATGGATCAATTCCGTGGATTCCTGGTCAGTGGCCAGGTCAGAGATATGGGAGAGGAGCTCAGAGCTCTCCAGGCTGACAATGATATCCAGGCTGGATATCTGGTCCCACCAGAGGAATTTGTCCGGACACTGATCAAGGCTGTAGATAATGAGACATTTGTCAGGCAGCTGGCCACCAAGTACCAGGTGACTGAATCAGCATCCATGGGAGCTGTCAGTCTGGACAATGATCCAGCTGATGCAGAGTGGACTCCAGAGGTGGGCAGTGTGGGTAGAGATTCCACCATGTCAGTGGGCAAAAGATCTCTCACTCCCCACAAGCTGGCCAAAGAGGTCCTCATCTCCAAAAAGTTACTCAGGCTTTCTGCCATTCCAGCAGAGCAGCTGGTGATTGAGAGACTGGCCTATAAATTCGGTATCACTGAGGAGAAAGCATTTCTCACTGGTACTGGAGCACAGCAGCCTCTGGGAGTATTCACAGCCTCAGCTGATGGTATCTCTACTGGCCGTGATTTCTCCACTGGCAACACTGCCACAGAAATCAGATTTGATGGTCTGATAGAGGCCAAGTATGGTCTCAAATCTCAGTATCAGCAAATAGCTGAATGGCTATTCAATAGAGCTGGGGTCAAGCAGATCGCCAAGCTCAAGGATGGCAATGGACAGTATATCTGGGAACCCTCCAAAAAAGTGGGTGATCCTGATATGCTCCTGGGCAATCCTGTCCACCAGAGTGAATATGCTCCAAGCACATTCACCACCGGACTCTATGTGGGAATCATTGGAGACTGGTCAAAATATTGGATCGTAGATTCATTAGTCTTTGAGATCCAGAGACTCAATGAGCTCTATGCCAAGACTGGCCAAGTGGGATTCATTGGAGATGCTGAGCTGGATGGAATGCCAGTGCTTGAGGAAGCATTTGCCAGAGTAAAACTGGGATAATAACCCGTTCCAATTAATGGATAGATGGAGTGGGTGGCCAATGTCTGCCCACTCTATTGCAACCAACGGAGGACATAAAAATGTCTAATTTAATTAAAAAGGTAAAAGTCAGCACTGCTATCACACCAGCTGCTGGAGTAGCTGGAACCACAGCCATCAATGGGAGCACCCTGGACATGGCTGGCCATGAATCAGTATTAATGATGATCAGGATGGGAGTCATCACTGGCTCAGCTGTCACATCCATCAAGGCCCAGCAGGGAGATGAATCTGACTTATCA